CATATTGGCCCTGCGAGCCAATGATATTGAGCAGGCCTCCTGATGCCACAGCGATGAAGCCTGTCGTTGTGACCTGCCCTCCCCCTGCGATCATATCGGCCCCGGCGCCAATAAAGGACGATTGCGAACCAACCAGTCCACCCGATCCCCCTAGCCCGCCAGCACCAATCACAACGGCATAGTCCGTGTTGGCGACAAGATCGCGCCAGCCAATAGCTGTCGCTCCCCCTCCTCCTCCATTGGGATGGTCAACTCCGCCATACCCTCCGCTCGCCCCTCCCCCGACAACGGTGATCTTATATCGGCCCGTCTTTGTCGGGCGATAGTTTCCTGTCGCAGTGATCGCTGAGCCGCTAATGCCTGACCCTGAGACGGCGCCAGCGACAAAGCTCCTGACCCATGCCGCAGTCGCCACCTCTGTCGCAGAGGCCCCTGCCAAGGGGGAGGCAGCCTTCATCGTGCCGTCCCGGAGGATATCGACAAAGGCCTGTTCGACGGTCAGCGCGTCATTCCATGCGGCGATACGAAGGACGCCAGTGGACAACATATAGCTTCGCCAAATCTTGGTATTGGCGGCATTGCTAGACGCCTCCAGACGAACCTCCGGGTTGGCCGTCTGCCGAGCGAGAAGGATCGAGGCGATCACGAAGCCATTGACGGTCAGGTCCCCGGCCAGCGTACCGCCACCAATCGGCAGATAGGCCCCTCCAGCCAGCAAGCTGTCGTCGAGATAGATTGTCCCAGCGAGGGTATCGACGGTCATTATGGCCACATCGCCAAGAACAGGCGACAGGTACATCTTGACGATCCACGAAGCGGCGCCAGCGCTATCGTCAACCCACATCTGTCCGGGGACGATGAAGGAAGGGCGAGCCGGACCGCGCTGGAGAGTGTAGAGTGCATCCCTCCACTGGTTCAGCATCGCGGACAGCTGTACGCCATCGACGGCATACGGGTCAATCGTTCCAAAGTCATACTGGGTCATGCGCTCTCTCCATATCCTACAGATTGCCAATCGACAGTGCCAGCCATATTGTTTCCATTCCTTCCCCAAACCTGAACGGTGAAGCCGTTCTTTGTCGGGTTGCTGATATTGACGGAGCCTCCCGGATCGACATCCTCAAGAGCTGTCAACGTCGTCTTAGGGGCGACTGCGAACGGAACTTGATAGACGACAGCCAGGCTCCCTCCCCCTGGAACATTCGCTGTCCCCCTCTCTGTCCGGTCAGGAACGTCAACAAGGACTTCGGCAGTGAGAAGGTTGATGGTCGTTTGGAGATCATAGATGAGGCCGACGATCCTGAACTTGATCGCTCGCATTGTCACGTTGGTCGCTTGGAATGGCTTCCATTCTGTCCAAGTTATCAAGTCAGAGGTTATTGAGTACTCAATACTCATATCCCAATATCCTGATTCACCCATCGCCAGAGGCTCAGCAGCAGCGAGCGGCTTCCATGTCGACATCGTCACATCACCAATCGATCCCCAGGCATCCGTCTTGGGGTGGATCAGACATGGGGCGACATTGCCTGGTCCCAAATCGACGATGTTGGCGAACTCATAATAGGAGTACCGGGTTGGGACAGAATTGACATTCGTCCCCCTCTCTCCGGGATAGATCGATGGAGGAACAGGCTCGGGAGCGAGGGGAGGGGAGAGATTGAGCTCACCAGAGTTGACTGTCCAGAGGTTCTTGACGCCAGACCAAGAAGGGTCCTCCACGATGTTCGCGATAAAGTTGTCAATGTTGAGATCAGCGAACACTGTCGAGAAGAGGGGCGAGCTTGTCTGGCCTAGTGAATCCACTGCCTTTATCGAATATGTCCCTCTCCGAAAGGGAACTGTAGCATTGGTCGTGTTGCGGCCGATCCGGTTCTGAACAGTGATCGACTTCTCCCAAGTGGATGTATTGTCAGTCGCCGCGCACCAAGCGATCCAGTAATACATCACGTCGATTTCACCGGACGGTATCCACGTCAGATTGATCGTCCGGTTCTGTGGCGTTGCGTGGAAGGCGAGAGGGGGAGCGGGCTTCGCAGAAAGGCCAATCGTAGTGAATGCATAGCTGAATGGCTTGGACTGTCTGCCAAGGTTATCGACAGCGGTCAGATAGACAGTCCACGTTCCCTGCCGCATAGCCGGAACGTCCTGCGACGTTCCCAGAAGGTGGAGGAAGGTTCGCTTGTCGGCATTCGGCCCCGCAAGCTCCAGGATGTAGAAGGATACTCGTGAGTCAGTCGACAGCTGCCACGACACAACGATCCCGAATTGAGGCGTACCGCTTGAATCCAGATAGATGTACTCCTTAATGTTCACGTCCGAAGGACCGAGCAAGGGGCCGGTAGGGATCAAGCTGGTGATCGGGGGAGGGAGCCTCATTCCGTAATCCACATACGGATACTTCTCTGCCGTGTACTTGACAGCGGTTACGTCAAAGTCGTCCTTCTCCCCGTTCTTGACGCTGATCACTCGCCACATTGTCGGGGTTATGTCGGCATCGGAGGCGATCCACTGCGACCCACCGGGTATGCCTGTTGGCGGCTTCCCGGATACCTGATACCTGCCGTCCTCAATTTTGCGAGTAACGGTCATAATGTAAACGCTCTTCTCGACAGCGGCATAGATCGTCCAGCCATCATCGATCCCCTCATACCCTTGGTCGAGGGCAATCTGGTTATCGACATCCCATTCGATGGTCCGGCCAGCGAGGCGCGCGCCAACAGTAGAAGGGTCACTGATGTAGACGACTTGTCCGGGGCGGATGTCCGCATTCTCATACGTCACCCGGAAGCCGACAACCTCATCCTCATTCTGGCAGATGTAGAGCTTCCTCCTCCCGTGCCGGATAGCTTGGCCCCTGCCTGTCACGCCATATGTCGTCTCAGGACGGTCCGGCTCCCAATAGCCAAACCGGGCGACATATACCGGATCGATGACAAGGTCAGCGGCGGGCTCATAGTTCTGGGAAGGGTCATTCCACATCACGTTGACTGCTGTGAAGCGGGACCGATAGTCAGTGCTGGTGTAATCGAACAGCCCATTGACGACATTCGACGGACCAAACAGCCGGTACGGATTAGGGTCAGGCCGATCCTGCACAACGAAGATTGTCCCGTTGGAGTAATAGAGAAGGGCCCACATGCAGGACGCGACGGCGCCAAGGATACGATAGGCGTCCTCCCGCTTCGTAATGACGAGATTGCAGGTGAACCTTGGCTCCATACCTCCCTTGCCGTCAGGGACAAGTTCATCATTGTATTTGGAGCACTCATACAGCCCCCACTTATCGGGAACGCCATTCGTGATCATCCCGCCAACGCCATATCTATCGTTGGTGAGGAGGTCAAAGAGGACCCATGCCGGGTTATCGGTCCATGCGGTCCTGAATGTGCCGTCCCAGTCCCCGGTATATCCGCGGGTGATCGGATTATAGTTGGACGGGATTTGGCAGAGGATGCCCTTGATGAGGTAGGCCCGGCTCGGGACATTCGGGAAGTATTGCGCGTCAATTGCCATCCCGACGACAGCCGTGTCATCATACTTGATCTTGCCGTCGATGATCTCCGTGTACGATGACCAATAGATCGTGTTCCCGTACTGGGCCCCTGTCTGCGGGGTGATCTTGGTCATACGGATATCGATTGTCGTAGCTCCGGGCGGGATCGTTGTGTAGATCGACCGTTCGTAGGGGGACATCGTCTTTCCGTCAATGTTGACATTCGCAACAAGGACGTATCCTCCCCCGTTGACGGACATATCGACGTTGAAGGAACAGATGGTCCCCATCATGTCCCCTTCCTTCGATTGATAGAAGAGGGAGTTGAGGCGTATCTTGATCCTGATAGCGTCGATGTCAGCGTTGACCCTTCGGACCAGAGGCGTGTTGTACTTCATCTCGACGCCAACGCTGTATTCAGCCTCACTCGCAGCAAAGCCGGGGATCGTCTCTTGATCTGGCATCCCGTTCCGAAAGGTGAACTGCTTGATATTGAAGTTGGACGACAGGTCATGGTTCAGCACTGGCGTCTTATCAAGGAACACGGACCGCATGTCGCCAGTCGATAGTCCCTCAATGACGCCTTCGGATATGACCTCCATAACGCGCGCTGTCGAGAGGGACTGAAGGGTATTTGGGGCCTCTTGGGGCGTATGCTGGGACCCTCCCCCTCCCTTGCCGCCACCCTTATGGACGGTGACTTTAATTGGGTTAGTCATAGGTAAATGTCCTCAGAGTTGATGCTGGCATTGACGACAATCGAGCCAACGAGATGTTCTCCATAGACAAGAGGGACGGGCGATCCCTGCTGGGTGTTGTTCACGATCCCGTTGAAGATAAAGCTGGGTCGATCATCGGGCCTTGCCTTATCCTCGGGGGAGGCTCCGTCATTCGGGCCTTGTGTCATAAGGGCAGAGGCGCCAGCGAGGATCATCGAGGCACCAAGCATGACGATGTTGCCAAAGGTCAGGCCCATTGTCGATCCCCCGATGGCATAGGCTGCCATGCCAGCGCTGAACCCTCCGGTCATAGGCGCCAAGACGAGTGCGGCGCCAATAAGGATAACGCCAACGATGATCTTGCCAGCGCTCCGGGATTGTCCGCCAGCGACAGCGACGGTTGGGACAAAGTGGAGAGATTGATTGCCAGCATTCATATTGAGGCTGTCCGCCTCTATGGCGTTCTTCAGATGCGGCTTCCCGACGATAACCCGCCAACTCCGCTCCCGCATAAATCGCTCAATGCCAGGACGAAGGGACATAAGTGCCCGAAGGGCCTCAGCAGGGGAGACGACATCGAGCCGGAAGTGTCGGCCATATTCCCGCCCTGCCGCTCCGTGAAGATAGATATCCCTGATCATGGATCGTACCTCAGCGTGTATTCGACAAATCGGCTCAATCGGGCACGGCTCTCACTCCCCGATATCCGGGAGGGATCGTAGGGCTTGGAGCCGGACGTATGGTGGAGGACCATTTGGTCATCCGTAATGACAGCAGCGTGCATCACCTTGGGACTAAGGAACTTGAACATATAAGCATCCCCTGCCCGCGCCTCCGATGTCGGGACCTTCTTGAAGCCCTTGTCTTGGAAGTTCGCCTCATAGATGTCCTGCCCTTTGTGCCACCAGTCCCAGCCCCTCGGGAGCCCATGAGGAAGCTCGATACTGAGATGCTGGAGGTAATAGTCCCGAATGACGGTATAGCAATCGAGGATGCCATGCCGGAACGCCCTGCCAATCAGTGGGGGAGGGGCCGTCCCTACGCCCCAGCAGAAAATGTCATTCGTGCGAGGGACGTGGATGACGAACGGGATATCCATCTCGTACTGAAGGCGCATATCCTGTTCGCTGGGACAGGCCAGGCCGCCAGGGTGAGAATGGAAGAGGACCTGTGCATCGAGACACCGGATCGTGTCCTTGTCAGTGATACACGCCTCATTCTCAGGGTCCCTCGACACGTTGTCGATCCGAATGTACTCGCCATCGACGACAATGCCAATCGCCTCTTCGTTCCCAGCGGAGTAGGAGTGAAGCCTCGCCGCCTCATCGACGGCTGGCGTCCAGCAATCGGGGAAGAGGTTGCTGTTCGTGAAGAGGACAGGGCGGCGAACGGTCTGCGGTCCACGACGATGGATAATGGTCATTTGACTTTTCCTACTCCAGGGAAGAAGTATCCGGGAAGGGGCAGGGAGCCAAATCGGTCAACGCACCCTGTCATTGTACGAGAACAGACATCGGAGGCAGGATCGACAACCGGCTGGTCATTCTCGTTGTAGTAAAGGCTCCCCGAGTAAGGGCAAGTGGCTTTTGAATAATTGAAGGCCTGGCCCTCTTCGTCCCACACTCGATAGGTGCGGGAGCAAACATCCCGGAGGATCAGGCGCTTTGGTATCTTGATCCCCTCTTGGTCGATCTTGGAGGCAAGCTTGAAGGCAATCGCCGCCGCATTCTGGGACATCTTCTGGGCAATCACGAAGGTGTCGCTTGATATGTAGGCTGTCGGGTCAGGCGTCTCCCCATTGTCGAGATACTTGGTCAGAGTTACGATCCGCACCAGTTGCGCGCCAATAAGGCCTCGATACGCCCCAAGCAGGTTGTTCGCCGCTCCGAAGAGGTTGCTGATCGTCACGGTTGGCTGAGGGATCGTCCCTGTCGTATTGTACTCAAACCCGACAGCGTCCATAGGGATGGCGACATATCGCTCCCCTCCCCAGAAGATATCCTCTTCAAAGTCAGCAGCACTCGTGAAGTACAGGACATCTCCCCCTAGCTCCGTTGTGTCCAACTGGAACAGGGTGATCTTGCCATTGACGACAAAGGGGCTCATTTATGCCACCGTCGAATAGAGGTATCGGTTGAAGGCATTGTATAGGTTTGCCAAGTCAAGATCGGACATTGCCGATCCGATATAGGCCAGCGAGGCCCCGAAGGCGGCAGGTTGCTGGAGTATCCCGCCAGACCAGCTCCCTCCAACCTTGAATGTGTTGTTGTACAGGTTAGTTGAAATCTGGGCCTGTGAATTCATCAGAGCGTTGTCGAAGAATGTCAAGCAATTCGCCCCATCCCGCCGCATAGCCGTATACATTCCGGTCCGCTTGTTGTTTGCGAAGGAGACGGTGGCCGTGGAGGAATCAACCGTTGTAGAATTGTTCGCTGTCGATATCATCTGGATGCTGGTCCCAGAATAGTTGGTCGCGCGATTATTCCCCATCATATATCGCCCGGAGGATTGCGCCGTCTCAACCCAGACACCAAACATCCCGCTGTTCAGCTGGTACTTGTTGTTCGCAGTATCGACCATAGGATTGAAGCCAGTGTCGATATAAGAAGACAACCCGTCAAACTGGATATTCTTCTTCGGGGTGAACACCGGGGAATTGACAGCCGTCGATATCTTGGCGCTGACGATACACGTCAGAGCCTGGGTGACGTTCTCCGCATAGTAGGGATAGAGCCGGTCGAGATACCGGAGGAGATTGAAGGTCCTCAACTCCAGAACGAAGTCGTTGATCCTCGCCAGCCAATTATTGCTGACAAGCCCTCCCGCTGCGATAACGGCATCATACCAAGCCTGAGCCAGAGGATCGATATAGACGCCTTGGCCCTTATTGAAGATTTGACGGAAGCTGACGCCCAACGATCCAATGATCCCGCTAACGTTGTTCTTGTCGCTGAGGTTGGATGCCCATTCGTCGCAAACGACATAGACATCTTGGCTCCCATCGGGAGGAAGGAACCAGAAGCCAGCAAGAGCATTGTCAGCGAGGAAGTCAGACATGTCATCGAAGTCCGATATCCCTCGACACGGGAAGGACAGGCTCCAAGTCGGCCGAAGTGGATTGAGACCGCGCGTTACCCGATGCTCATAACCGTCCCCGTATGAACTTGTTTCGACATGTAGCTTCATCGTCCGTGTGACACCGGGGGAGGGAGCCCACTTCCAAAATGGGGAATTGCTTGACATCAGGTTCCTCCGTATAGCAGGCCACCGGGACGACGTTCATTACGGATAACGTCGGTCACGGCCATCTTCAACTTCTTCGCCAAATCGAGGGAGGCTCTGGCATCAGGCCCGTTGCCGTCCCCGTTATTGACGGTGATATTGACATCGCCCATTTGCTTTCTGGATCCAGCAGGCTCGATCCTTCCCCCGACATTCGGCACAAACCGCTCAGGCCCCGCTTCACCGACCCAATAGGGGCGACCAGCGAGAGCGTCAGCGCCAGTCGCAGAGAATGTCGCGCCACTGAAAGGGTTTCCTCCAGCCTCTAGCCCCAACTGCGGCCCTCCCCCTGTCCCGAGCGAGAACATATTCATAATCGAGGAACCGAGATACTTGAACACCGGAGACAGGGCAGCCTGTAGCGCCATCTTGGCGAGCATCATTGCGAAGTCCTGAGCAATCTTGCCAAGGTTCTTCCCGGCATTGTTCGAGACATCGTCAAATCCCTTGCCAAGGGTATCGAAGAAGCCATTCGCCGCTTTCTCGCCCATCGAGAACATATCGTTGGCGCGCTCAAATCCGCGCATTGACCTTTCGATCCCGGCACGGAAGGCACCAATTCCCCCTTCCTCCCGCTCAAAGTTCTCCTTGATCTCAGCGGTGGAACGATCCAACCCCTTCATCGCATGATTGAACGCCTCGACAGAGAGACGGCCCGTCTCATATTGCTTGCGAAGCTCAGAGACAGCCCGCGCGTGCTCTTTCGTACCGTCACCCCATTGCTTCTCTGTCGTCTCTGCCTGCTTGGCATACTTCTCCCATTCCTTGACATTCTCCTGAGCCTTGACCATCTCCTCAGCATACTTTCTGACCTCATCTTCTCTCCCCTTCGATTGGGTTGGGTATTTGGTCAAGATGCGAGTGACCATCTCATCGATCTTGAGCTGAGTGTTCGCCGCCTTCTCCAGATCAGCCAGAGGACGGTCAGCAGAGGACAGAAGCTCCTTCGTGGCGCGGTCAGCCGCTTCCTTGTCGCGCTTGAGGCGCTCGATGATCATCTCAAAACGCTCTTCCTCTCCCCTGCCACCGCCACCGCCACCGGTCTTTGTCGGGCTGGAGCTTGACCAGCCTCGTATCTCTTTGTCGATATCTCCGACATATTGGGAAGGGGGAGAGAGCCGGACAGGGGGAGGAGCGTCCGGCAGGCCGATGGCAGAGTTGATCCTCTGGGTGATCGGGTTTTGAGGGAGCGCCATACCAGCACGGGAGAGGGTCTGTTCCCTTCCAGATATGGCATCGGCCCTTCTCTTCTTCATCAGCTCATTCGTCTCTCGCTCAAAGGCCTCATATAGGCCAGGAAGCTCAGCGAAGGCTGTCTTGAGATGCTCGCTCTGAAAGGACGGTATCCCCTTCGTGAAGATATCGAAGAAGGCAGAGGCCTTTCCGCTCGCCCATTCGAGGGCCTTGCCAACTCCCTCGATAGCGTCGTTCAGAAGCTCAAGGGCGGCGAGCTTCTTGGGAGTGATGAAATTCTGCCACCAAAGGTTCCACTCCTCTGTGCTCTTCGCAAGGGCAGCCTCATTCTCCTTCATCTTCTTTACGTTGTTGTCAAAGACGCTGTTCTGGCTCCCTTCCTTATTGAGGGCCTCAAGAACCTTCTTCAATTCGGAGGCTCGCATCCCATAGTCACGAAGGGCTATGGCATTCTTCTCGATCCCGTCCGGCATCTTATTCCAGGCGGTGAGCGCGTCCTTCAGAACGTCAGTGCTCTCCCGTGCCTTTCCTCCGGCATAGGAGATGGCCACGCCCATATCGTTGAACTTGTCAGCAGCCTTCTGGTTTCCCAGAGCCGCGCTGTTCATCTCTCCTTCGATCTTGGTAAGGGCTGTCCCGAGACTGCCCATTGTCGTTCCCGCCTCACGCGTGGCGGTTTGCAGCTGGATGATCTTGCTGTATTGAACGTCAAAGGTCTTGGCCAAGTCCATATTGGCCGCGATTGTCCTTTCAACCTCAGTGTTATAATCCACAAGAGATTTGACGACCGTCCCTATCGCTGCAACGACAGCGGCAAAGCTGAACGCTGACTTGAGCTTATCGATGGCCCCAGTGACGATATCGGCAGAGCCTTTAATTGACTCCAGCTCCTTCTTGCTATCCGCTACGCCCTTCTTGAGCTCAGCGATGTCCACCGCCATTTTGATCAGGATGTCGCCGGACGAGGCCATATTATCCTCCAGATGCTAGCTTGAACGCATCAGCAATTGAGCGTTCCGTTGTTGGCGGAGGTTCCTCTGGGGGAGGGGCCTCAGTTTTGTATAGATAGAAGTCGCGAGGATCGACAGCAGGGCTATCCGGGGACTTCATAACGCTAACGATCAATGTACAGATCATCGCATTGTGTATATCGTCAGCGACATCGGGAAGAGGGCGCTGACAATCGAATTTGAACCAGGACGCAATCTCCCTTTCGGTCATTCGCGTCTCAACGTCGTTCACCGTCATCTTTAGCGCCAGAGCAAGGCGGTGGAGGAATATACGCTCTGGCGCTAGGGGGAAGGGTCCGGCTCGGGAGCGTTGAGCTCATAGGCGTCATTCGCCATACGAGTGATCAGAAGGGAATACTTGGCTGGCGTTCCCTCAACTGCCTCTGCATCTCTCCAGACTTGGTCCCCTGTTTTTCTCCAGACAGCTGAGCAAGACAGGAGAGTGAGCAATCGCGCCTCCCCGTCCTCCACCTTCCCGACGTTCCGCATTTCCCGATAGGTGATTTCACGGAGCTTGATCTCCTCTCCGCCCATCAGATATGTCTTCATAATACCCTCCTGCCCGACGGGGCCAGCCGATTGATGCTCCGATTAGGGAGCGAAAGAAGAGACCAGACCGCTGATCTGTCCGCTGATGTTGTTCGCCACGGCCGCATTGATGCCTGTCGTGATATCGAACAGGTTGCAGTTCCCGTTGAAGAGAAGTCCGCTTCCATCCCGGAACGTGACCTGCCAGGCGACAATCTCGCCGCTCCGGTAATAGTCCCGGACAGCCCACATGGCAGCGTCAGCGTAATCGTAGAAGCCATTGGACTGCCAGGTGCCAATGGCCGGAAGGCCCGACACGATCTGATGGGCGCTGTCGCAGAGCGTCGTCACGTCGATAGTGGCGCCAGCGGGATTGTTGATCGTGAAGGTGGAGCGGCAAAGCTCCGTCATCACAGGCTCATTGAGCGTCGTTCCGGGGCCGATGACAGCGACACTCTTCTCCTTCGAGGTATCGCTGTCCTCCAGCGTGACGTTGAGCGCGTTGACCGCGGCAACCTTGAAAGGCCTGCCGTCGATAGAAGCAAAGCCTGTCCCCTTGGGGACGACGATGCCGTCCACCGGAGGGGCGGAGACAGAGCATCCGATGACGCACGGCTTGGCCTTGCTCACCGAGATGATCCCGAATGGCGTAGGATCGGCGGCGGTCTGGACCTTGATCACCGTGCCCTGCGAGGAAATTCTGGACATTTGAAGTTCTCCTGTTACAAAGTCTTTGGCAGTTCACTGATCGCTCGATCAGTTCTCTCTTTCACCTGCTCAGTGAATATGCTGACGGCTTGCTGGGCAGTGGAAGAGAACGAAGGGGCCACCCAAGGACGCGCGGTAACGCTCCCTCTATTCGCTCCAGTCTTGGTTTGTCTGGACTTGGTTCCAAACTCGAGGAACACCCACCAGAACGCGCCATACTTGGTAGGGGCTATCGTCTTGCCCTTCGATTTACGAGGGCGACGAAGGACAGAGAGGAACGCCGCCTTATCCATTCGGGCGACAACTTGCTCCTCTTGAATGACATAGCCTGCGATAACGTCATTGCGGACCTTCTTTCCGACAAGCTGGGCCCAGCCCTTCCGAATGAGGCCATCCATCGGCTTGAAGGTCGAATATGTGCTATCCCTAACCGCGCCTTGGACAGGCTTAAGGGCTTCATAGACGGAGGCCTTGACAATCATTGTCTCCATCTTGCGGCCCAACGTGTCCAAGTTTGCGAGGGTCTGCGACAGACCAAGGACGGAGAACTTGACTTCCATTATGCGGGGAACCCTTGCCAATCGCCAAAGCCGGGGCCGACAGCTGAGCGAACGGTGTAGTAGATATACTCTGCCGTCAGCCCAACCCTCCACCATTCTCCGCTCGCAGAGGGATCGATATCGTGGGGCCCGTTAACGGACAGGATTTGAAGCCCATCCTTCGCAAAGCCGTGGAAGGCATCAATCACCGATTGGACAGCGGTATCAAGGTCGGCCTGCCCATTACCCGAGCGAGTGAACAGGCCAATAACAATCGATCCCCTCTCTTCCACTTGGGGGGAGGAGCCCATTGTTACGTCGTCCCGCGTCTCTCCCTGAACGATCCAAGAGGCCCAAGGGCTGGGCATGCTGTCAAGGTCCAGCTGCGAGTTCACTGTCTCGATAAGAGGAGTGGCGATCGCCGCATCGAGCCATTGCTGCTCAAATACGCTGGATACAGTCATTGCGTTCCCCCCCGGAGAAGGAGCTTGTAGAATACCGGAGCGCCAGACACTGGTGCTGCGCGCCAGACCTCAACGGCATAGGAGTTCAGGCCGGTGACGATCCTGTCGAGGCGCAACGGATGCTGGCGCTCAGGGAATAGGGCGAGCCAATCGGGAGCGTCGAGTATCGCCACCAGATCGGCCTGCATCGCTCCAGCGAAGAGGTCATCTTCCTTCAGCCCTCGAATGAACGCTTTCGCGCTTCGTTGGACATTCTCGTTGTGGAGCTTGTACTCGCACGGTGAAGCGAACATGCGGAATGTGGTCCGCATTCCCTGCGATATGCTATCGATAACCGTCACGACATCACCTTCACAGCGTAGGGAGAGTTGCTGGTCATCTTCACGCTTGTCGATCCCTCCCCGAGGCCCATCGCGCTCCTCAGATCACAATACGGGTCAAGAATGACAGTGTAGGGCCCAAGCAGGGGATCGAGTGACTCCATCCCTCCCGAATAGCCCAAGGCAGTCTTTTGAAGGCGAATGTTGCCGACATCCGCGATATCGACACTGGCTGGAGCGAAGCCGCCGAAGTCCAGACCGCTGGCCGCACCCTTCCGGCTCGACCATTGGGGAGAGAGGACGCCAATCAAAGCGTCATATAGGTCAGCAGGGATCGTTTCATAGCCAGCGGTGTATTCGATGATGGGACACATAGAAGGAAGGTCACCTTGATCGTAGCTGATCAGCTTCCCCGTGATCCCCTCATATTGGAGCTTGGACAAATCACCGTCCGACCCGTCAGGAAAGGTGATCTTGCTCACCGTAATAATCGGACACTGTCGAAGGTACATCGTCCGGCTTGGCATGTGAGGGGGAGAGGCGAACGGGATACGAAGCTGGGCAGGCGTGAAGTCGTCCTTGAAGCCCTGCGACGGATAGAGGACGCTTTGGGTGTAGCGGCGGAAGCTATCGAGGACAGCATCGATCCGTCGTTTCAGCCATTCGTCGTCCTTTGTCTCTGCCACCGGCATTCCAAGGTCATCCTTGATCATGTCAAGGTCAAGAGGAGCGTTTGCCATTATCGGGCCTCGGGAGAAGGGATGACGCCATGCTCGACCAGCAGATCACGGATAAGCTCCTTGACCGATCCGACGATATAGGTGGATCCATCCTCACTGGTTGCGGTCATCGTCCCCTCCCTGTCAATGCTGAGCTTGGGGGAGGGCATCCTGTCCGCGCGCTTGACGATGAGCTTCCAATACGGGTCAGCCTTATTCTCGGGGAGGCCCGGCTTAATCCCTTGGTTGTCACGAAGGGCGATCCACATCCCTCCGTTCTGTGTCACCGCCTCATTGGTGACATATTCGCGCTCATCCGACCAGATACCCTTGTACATCAGGCCGGTGTTTGCCACAGACTTCATCTTGTCTGCGATAGTGTCACGAAGGAGCTTGACCTGTCCAGAGACAGCTGTAGCGACAAGCTCCTCAATGTCGCTGGCGAGCTTAGGATTCATCTCCCCTCTCCTCTATCTGCTTCTCGATCAATTTCCTAACGCGGTCAGCGTCAAGGCCAGCCTCTTCAGGCTCCTCCTCCTCTGGCTTCTTTGGCTTCTTTGGCTTCTTCCCCGATCCATCATCCTCAGGGAGCCCCCCTCCGCTGTCGAGGCTCTCCATATCAACAATGAGGGAGAGGGGCCGCATCTGAGCCTGAACAAGAGGCTCATTGCCCTTCTCGATTGGAGCCATCCCCTCTGACCTGCGGACATCGTTGATACACTGCCATCCCGTCCGAAGAGCCTCGCCATACGCTTGATAGCGGACATCAATCTCCGCTTTGAGAATGGCGTCGATGTCAAGTTCCGTCTCCATCGTGCCGTTGAATTCAAATGCTTCGTCGAGAGAACATTGGATTGCCGAGATATGGTACGACAAGCAGCCATTGAGATAGGAGCGGGAAATGGATTCAACGGTTTTGAAATTCGACTTGGACAAATCCCCAATCATGAAGGGAGGGACGCGAAAGACGCGCGCCACATCCTCGATTGACCAGCGAAGCTGCTCAATAACCTGAGCATCAACGTAGGTCATCGATACCTGCTTGAACTCCAGCCCCTCCCCTAGCACAGCTGTCTTGCCAGTACGAGTGGCGCCATAGTTCGTGTCCCAATCTTCCTTGAGGCGCTTGGCCAGAACCTCGCTGATCTTCCCCGGAGCGGTAAGGACGCCAGCGGGGCGGCCGCCATTCTGGAAGAAGTTCTGGCTATTGGAGAGGATAGCTTGGCCAGCTGTCGAGGAAGCAGCAGCCGCATAGATCGGTGTCACCCCAAGAAGGGGATAAATGGGGGAGATTTGGAGCCGATGGTGAATGATGTCTCGCGCGGGAACGATTGTCGCCTCAACGATCCCTGCGATGTTCTGCGCGCCGATCCGATAGAAGATGTCTCCCTCGGGAGTGATGTAGGGAGTGACCGCACGGGGATTGAGAACGTCCATGCGATTGACGATCCCACGCCCATCGTACCGCTTCATGACATACGTGTTCCCCGTCAGCAGGTAGGATATGACGAAGGCCTCGATGAACTGTACCCGGTTCTGATACGGATTGGGCTTGCGAAGAAGAGCGTTGGTCGGGTAGGTCCGGTTAAGGGAGCGGTCCCCTGCCGCATCAACGTCATAGAAGTTGATCGGGAGCTTTGAGATGTCCTCGCTGATGATCCGTACACAAGCGTAGACAGCGGAGAATGTGAGAAAGGCCTCAGAGGTGATATTCCCTGAGCCCTTGCCAATTTGCCATGCGCCAGGCGGTCCCCTGTCTCCATTTCCGGTATAGCCCGGCCATGTCCAACCAAGGATCGTCCCCGCACTCTTCTCATAAGCGGAGACAATCGACTGCTTCACAGCAGCCGGAATTATCCCGGCCAGAACAGTAGCCAAGGTCATTGGGCCCTCTTATCGCGACTTGATGGGCCGCATGTCCCTCCGAGAGTAGGCTCCCCGGTTTGGAATGGCGGCTGGCGCTTGATCGGAAGGGGAGGGGTCCCTCGCTTGGCGCATGGCCTTCATGTCGGCGGCCAGCTGCCTGTCGACATAAATGGTCTCGCCAATGCGAACGTCTCTCCCATCGTGCTTCATTGCCGATCCTGCGACGACAGGAACCTTGTTGTCCGACATTCTTTCCTCCCTTGAATGAATACGAGAAGGAGAGAGGCTGCTGGGTCCCAACCTCTCTCCCGCCCTTGGTCCTAAGCCCGAAGGCTCAGAACCCCCAAGTCCGATCAGACCTGGAAGCCGCTGATGTAGGTGGCACAGCCAGCGTGGCGCTTCACCCAGTACTGGAACTGTTCGGCCTTGATGGCCATCATGTTCTGCTGGAACATCGACGCCATCGTGGTGGGCGGCGTCGCAGGCGCGCTGTCCATCTGGAGAGAGGCCTCGGTGGAAGTCGAGATATCGACCACCGGGTCAGAAGCGTGGAAAATCTCGCTGCAATCGACCAGCGCGAGGATGGTCGTGTCGGGATTGGGGACCGTGTCCGTGGGGACGTTGTTGCTCTCCACGATTGGGTACCCCTTGAGCATCATCTGATTGACCTCCGGGAAGGCGTATTGCTCCTGGGTGGTGCGGAGGTTCTGGAGAGTGATCCGCGCCGAAGGCGTCATAAGCCAGCGGGGCGAGAGCATCGGCATGTTGGCAGTCGCCAGGACCTTCAGGGCCTGGGTCAGATCGGTGTTGATCGCCGCCACGGTGGCGCCCGTCGAGGGAATGGCGGTGACACCGTTCAGGATCGAAGCCGGGTTCACGTTCGCCACAGCCGCGACAGTGGGATCGATGAACTGCTTGTCGAGGAAGGTGGCGATAGCGGCGATCAGATCGTCACGCACCAGCATCTCGGCAGAGGGGGACGAATGGCGCGCCAGCTCCTGGGTGATGACCGTGATGACAGCGGTCTTGGCCCACGGAATGGGCAGCCTGTCGAAGCTCAGAGCGGCGACTGGCTTAGACTGGCCCTCACCGACCCATCCCGCCGACACTCCGCCCGTCTGGCGCGGAATGCTGACGTTGAAGGGAGCGGCGCGGAGGGGAAGCAGGCCAAGGAAGGTGCGAGCGCGAAGAAGCTCGATGAACTCGCTCGTGAGGTTCTCCGCATAGATGAGCGGGCCAGCCCACGTCGCGTTGGTGGTCGTGCCAGCCGCGACAGCGGCACGGTACACGTCACCGGGCATCTGGCCGCTGTTGGCGATGGCGTGGAGGATCGTCGCCACCTCCGGCGTCTGGTCCTTCCACAGATCGTCGGCGATGTTGGCCGCCATCGCATAGTTGCCCTTGGCGCGGGAGATGGCGAGAGCGAGACGAACGAAGCCCTGGCCCTTGAAGGGCTTGTAGGCCTTGATCTCCAGGCCAGGCGTCGGCGCGGGATTGGAAGGCGTCGGCACAGGGACGGCACGGATGGCCATCAGCCGCTCCTGTTCCATCAGCTGGTCGATATTCTTGTCGATGTCCTTGATGGAATTGAGGTGGCCGTTGAAGGTCTTGCCCTCTTCCTCGGTGAAGGTCCGGTCCTCCGTCATCGCCAGGTCACTCAGGACCTTGCTGGCATCGATGGCCTTCAGGCGCTGAGCCTGTAGGGCCTTAATCCTTTCGGAAAGCGTCATTGTCATTCTCCAACTTCTGCGATTGCGATTTCACGAAGGCGAGCGGAGTGGAATGCTGCCACGGACTTGGCCCGCAGTTCTCCCCGTGCCGGCATAGCGCGCTCGATCAGTTCCTGTGTCAGACCCAAGGAACGTGCGACAACGAGCGCACTAGCCAAGGCAGGGACGGGAACGACTGAAAGCTCCAGCAGTTCCTGTCCCACCCATTCATAACCCGTCCATTGATTGGTTTCCGGGTCCTTGATGTCGTTTGGCATCTTGGTGGGCCGAAATCCCACAGACACCGCATTGAGGAAGCCAGCCTTGACCAGCTTAAAGACGGTGTCAGCGAAGTCATACACATCCGCCGTAGCGAAGCGGCAGACGGTGATGAGGCTCTTGCTCTCCACCTCCACCTTGCTGACCTTGCCGATTGGAAGCTCCCGGCTCTGGTGGCTGAAGAGGAGGACCGGGTTTTTCTTGAAGTTCTTCAGCTCCCAGCCCTCTGACCGGACGATGTCGCCATAGCGGTCCTTCTTCTCATTCGAGGCGATAAAGGTGATGTCTCTATTCTCCACATCGATAGAGGAGACGGAGACACTGCCCTCCCGATAGATCAGCTCGGCATTGTCGAGGCCCTTGAAATACGGGGCCGAAGGAATAATCAGGTCAGGCATATTCGAGGGCCTTGGAATTAGGGGGAGGGAACACGCTCGGGACAGGGGAGTATAGGCGAATAAGGTTGAGCGCCAAAGTGTTTATCCCTGTCCTTCACAGGATAATAAGGGACGGGGAGGCTGTCCCCTCTATCTCCTTGTAATAGGAGCCGATTGCCATAACCAGAGAAACGGCAGGATCGATCCGGGTATTGGCCTTGCTCTTATCGAGCTTGCGATTACCAGATGGATCCATTGCTACCCGGCTATTCGACATCGCCCATTTGAGGACAGGGTTTCCCCCATGCAGCAATCTGCCCTCGACAGCCAGCCCCTCTGTCGCCTCAATGGCCGGGGACATATCCTTATAGCCCTGTCCAAAGGGCTGGAGTGGAATATCAATCTCCTCAGCATCGAGCGCCATCTTAAGGCTATCGATCCTCCAACGGTCATAGGCGATGGACCTGACATCAAAGTGTTCCATTACCGTCTTGATCCTATTGACAACCCAGCGGTAATCAATCGACTTCCCCGGAGCAAGGTCGAGATATCCACCCTTCACCCAAGCTCGATAGGGGACCTTATCTTGTATCTCCCGATCAGCGATATTGTGCTCAGGCAGCCACGAATATGAGAACACGGAGAACTTGTCAGCCCCATCGAGGGGGACAACTACCGTCATCGAGGTAAGGTCAATGCGAGAGGAAAGGTCGATTGATACCCAAGCCTCCATTCCCCTGCACTCTTCATAATGAGGGTCATCGCCATTGCGCTCCCAAATCGAGCGGCTGAGGAAGGCCCCGACCACATTGACGCGTTGATTGAGGTAAAGGTTCCTGAAGGCGGGCTCTGAGGACGGAAGCCGGATCGCCCGATCAGCCTGTTCCCGGATGTCCTCTTCAGAGCGGTATATGCCAAGGGCAGGATTAGAAAACCTCCAGCCCTTGGGATCATTAAGCTCATAATTCTCCGGTGTCGTGTGGAGCTGGAGATAGGTATTTGGCTGAGGGTTATTGAGCGCGTCATCGATCAACGTCGAGAGGAGAGAAACATCGTCAGCGGCTTGAGTGCTGATGATAATAGACAGAGGCTCCTCATGAGCGCCAGTGCCTGTCTCGACAGCGTCATAGATCGGACATATCGCGCCAGCCTGCCCAAGCTCATCGTGGATCGCGAATACGGGGGAGAGGCCGAAGGCAGCCGCGCTATTCGCAGACAGGGATTGAAAGGCTGTCCCAGGCCCAATGCCGAATGTGCCAGAGGATTGGTTCCCCCATATATTCGATTTGAGCGCCACATCCTGACGGACCACCTTCATCATAAGGCGGGATATAATAAGCGCCTGTTCCCTTGTCTGGGCAGTCGAGTACAGCTGGGAGTTTTGAACAGCCTCCGGTCCGACCAGATGGATAAGGGCGAGACAGGAGATGAACGCGCTCTTCCCGTTCTTTCTGGCCATGCTGAGAATGGCGCGCCTTGTCTTGCGTCGCCCCTTCTTATCGGTCCGATAGACATTCTTGATAAATTCAAGCTCAAAGGGGAGGAGCTTGAAGGCCTGTCCGATGAGCTTGCCCTCGGGAACCTTGCAAAGCTTCTCGATGAAGAGCTTGACATTCTCAGCCCTCGCATATTCGTCAGCGACACGGATAATGGATGGGGAGCTTACAATGACCGCAATCCGGGAACCGCTCTTCTTTGGATTGCCAGTCATAGTACCAATGTCGCCTCTTCCCTGGCTAGCCATATCAAGCCTTCTTTCCCAGGCGGATGCCAAGCGGCATCAAACGGTCTATCTCGTCCGCATCATTCAGGTGAGCGGCTTGTTGTGCCGCCCCACGGAGGGAGGCAGGGAAGTCCTCAATCTGGACAGTTGGACTGCTAAACCCTCCATTATCAACATAGTGCCCTGCCCCTTTCGTCTTCAGCAGGTATTGGTGGAGGGTCATCGTCTGGCGATTGACGACCATCCATTGCTGGAACTCAGGATTTGGGACCATCATCGCCCGGCCATTCGGCTTGTCGGCAACGATGGTGTCAGGGATTTCCCAAATTGGGCGGTCATTCAGCCAAGCCTGCAATTCGCAGTACCTGACGAGAAGCCCTTGATTGACAGGGGAGAGGTTAGGGTATCCCGTGTCGTCAGGGATTGCCCTCGACAAACGGTCGAATATTTCGCGAGTGTCCGTCCTCATCTTCGGAGGGTCATCGAAGATTGACATCTGGCCCTTGACCTTGGGCCGGTTGTATGGGGCATACGGGGGAGGGGGGC